TTGTAACTGACGGCGCAGCCCTTCAGGTACAGGATGACAACGAGCAGTTCACAACGCTTGCTGTTTCCACCCAGAAGCACATCGGCGTCAACTTCACGACTGCTGAATTGACCATGCAGTTGGACGATTTCGCAGAGCGCGTTCTCAAGCCACGTATCTCGCAGCTTGCTTCGAGCATCGACGCAGACGTTGCCAACGCTTACGCGACCATCGGTAACTCGGTCGGCACGCCCGGCACTACGCCAGCTACTTCGGCTGTTCTTCTTGCTGCACAGCAGAAGCTCAACGAAAACGCCGCCGTGATGTCGCCACGTTATGCCACTGTCAACCCAGCCGCAAACGCTGGCTTGGTAGAAGGCATGAAGGGCCTCTTCAACCCAACTGACACGATCAGCAAGCAGTTCAAGAACGGCATGATGGGTACTGGCGTACTTGGTTTCGACGAAATCAATATGTCGCAGTCCATCAAGCAGTTCACCACTGGTTCGCGTACTGCAACCGGCGGCACGACTTCGGCGGCTGTTACGACAGAAGGTGCAACCACCATCGCCATCACTGGTGCTGGTAACGCTGCTACTGTCAAGGCTGGCGACGTGTTCACTGTAGCTGACTGCTTTGCAGTTAACCCACAGACCCGTGAAAGCACAGGTTCGTTGTTCCAGTTCGTTGCGTTGGCTGACGTCACGCTCAACGGCTCTGGTGCAGGCAACATTACTGTTGCACCTGTTTACTCGGCTGCTCACGCTCTTGCCACTGTCAACACACTGCCCGGCAACAGCAAAGCTGTAGTGTTCGTTGGTGCGGCTTCTTCGCAATACGCGCAGAACCTCATCTACCACAAGGACGCCATCACCTTCGCAACCGCCGACCTTCTGCTCCCACAGGGCGTAGACATGGCATCGCGTCAGGTACACAACGGCATCTCGCTTCGCGTTGTTCGTCAGTACGACATCAACAACGACCGTATGCCTTGCCGTATTGACGTTCTGTATGGCTACAGCACGATCCGTCCGCAAATGGCCGTTCGGATGTGGGGCTAATTTAATCATGGCCCTCGGTTCGCCGGGGGCCATAACTTTTCAGGAGATTTATCATGGCATTACCAAATGGCGGTTCCGCCTATCAGGTTTCAGATGGCAACGTTGATGCAGCCAAGCTGCTCGGCGGCTCGATCCTTACAGCTTCATCGGGCGCAGGCATCTATTTTCTTACAACTGCCGTAACGGCAAACAGCACGACAACCGACGCCCCTGCGGGTTCGATTGGCGTGACCACGAACGCAACCGGACTTGGCAAGATGTTCATTTCCGATGGCACTAAGTGGCAGTTTGCTGTTGTTGCGTAATTAATTTTGGGCGGCTTTCGGGCCGCCCATTTTCAGGAGTAATAACATGCCCAATACTAAAGCAGTAGGCGTTGCTTACGCCGACCCTGAGTTTGAAAGCGTTACCGTTACCGGCACGATGAGCGCCGCATCGGTCGTTTCAACGGCTGCCAGCGGTGCTGTTGCGTCTAACGCCAGCGCAGGCGTTTACATTCTCAGCACAGCGATTACCGCTAACTCAACCACCACTTCTGCACCTGTAGGTTCGCTCGGCATTACGACAAACTCTACTGGCCGCGGCAAGCTGTTCTACTCGGACGGCACCAAGTGGCAGTTCATGGCAATCAGCTAACATAGTGGACGGCTTTCGGGCCGTCCATTTTACGGAGTTTCTATGGCTGTCATCTATCTTGTTCACGAAGTCCACGGCGCAAAAGTCGCTATTTCAGAAGAAGAAGCGATTTCTGATGAATATTTTGGTTGGGAACGCTATAATCCTGACGCGCCTGTAGAGGCGCCAGTAAACGAAATGCCGGCGCGCAATAGTCGTCGCCGCACAACGCAGGAAGACTAACCAATGGAAACGGCTGGGGACATCATTAACGGATCGCTTAGGCTGCTAGGCGTTCTGGCAGAAGGCGAAGTTCCATCGGCTGAGACATCGCAAGACGCTCTGCGCGCCATGAACCAGATGATTGATAGTTGGAACACAGAGCGCCTGTCCGTCTACGCAACGCAAGACCAAATATTCACATGGCCCGCAGGGCAAATATCGCGCACGCTTGGGCCTTCCGGCGACTTCGTCGGCAACCGCCCTGTCCTGCTTGATGAATCGACGTACTTCGTCCAGCCCGGCACCGGCGTCAGCTACGGCATCAAATTTATCAACCAGCAGCAGTATAACGGTATCGCGGTCAAGTCCGTCACATCGACATTTCCGCAAGTTATTTTCGTCAACATGACGTACCCTGACATTGAAATGTTTATCTATCCGCGCCCCACAGCGGACCTGACATGGCATTTCATTTCGGTTGAAGAACTGACGCAGCCTGCGACGCTGGCAACGCAACTACATTTCCCGCCCGGCTATCTGCGTGCGTTCCGCTATAACTTGGCCTGCGAAATGGCGCCTGAGTTTGGCACGGAGCCTTCGTCGCAAGTCCGCCGTCTGGCGATGTCGTCGAAGCGTAACATCAAGCGCATCAACAACCCTGATGACATCATGTCGATACCGTACAGCCTGATTGCTTCGCGTCAGCGGTTCAACATCTACGCCGGGAACTACTAATGAAGACGCCGATCCTTGGGTCGGCGTATGTCGCTAGAAGCGTCAACGCCGCCGACAACCGTATGGTTAACCTGTTTCCTGAGATTGTCCCTGAAGGCGGCAAGGAACCAGCGTTCCTTCAGCGCGCGCCGGGGCTGACTGCGCTGGCGACTGTTGGCGTTGGCCCGATCCGCGGCATGTGGACCTATGGCGACTACGGCTATGTCGTTTCTGGCCCGACGCTGTTTCAGGTAGACACCAACTGGAACGCTGTCGCTAAAGGCACTGTGGGCGGTTCTGGCCCTGTCAGCATGGCCGACAACGGCACGCAGCTATTCATCGCCGCTAACCCGCTAGGCTACATCTACAACGCCAGCACCGATGTGTTCCAGCAGATCACCGACCCTGACTTCCCCGGCGCTGGCACGGTCGGCTACATCGACGGCTACTTTGTATTTAACGAACCGGGTACGCAAAAGATTTGGGTAACGTCGCTGCTCGACGGCCTGTCCGTTGACCCGCTGGAGTTTGCCAGCGCCGAAGGCAATCCAGACAACGTAGCCGCTATCTTTGTTGACCACCGCGAAGTCTGGGTGTTTGGCACAAACTCTACCGAAGTCTGGTACGACGCAGGGCTGCTCGACTTCCCGCTGACACGTATCCAAGGTGCGTTCAACGAACTAGGCTGCGCTGCCCCGTACAGCATCGCCAAGATGGACAACCAAGTTTACTGGCTAGGCAAGGATGCACGCGGTCAAGGGATCGTCTACAAGGCCGCTGGCTACATCGGCCAGCGCGTGTCTACGCACGCTATCGAATGGCAGATGCAAGAGTATGCCGACATCTCGGATGCGACCGGCTACACGTATCAGCAGGACGGCCATAGCTTCTATGTCCTGAACTTCCCCACCGCCAACACCACATGGGTGTATGATGTCGCCACCGGCGCATGGCATGAGCGGGCGTCGTTTGCGAACGGCCAGTTTAACCGTCACCGCGCCAGCAGTCAGATGTTCTTCAACGCCACTACGGTTGTCGGCGACTACCAGAACGGCAAGATTTATTCGTTCGACCTCACTGTGTACGCTGACGATGGCGCACCGCAGAAATGGCTGCGGTCGTGGCGCGCGCTACCTACGGGCGCTAACAACCTTGCGCGTACTATCCAGCACGCCATGCAGCTTGACTGTGAGACAGGCGTGGGCCTGAACAACGGTCAAGGCAGCAACCCGCAAGCCATGCTGCGCTGGTCGGATGATGGCGGCCACACATGGTCCAGCGAACACTGGAAGTCGATGGGCCAGATTGGCCGGTCTGGCTACCGTACCATCTGGCGCCGCCTTGGCGCGACGATGAAGATACGTGACCGCGTCTACGAAGTGTCAGGCACAGACCCTGTACGTATTTACGTCATGGGCGCTGAACTGATACTTAGCGGGACGAGCGCCTAATGGCGTTGGCACCAATCAACCCCACACAGATTACGCCGCCGCGGGTTGATTTTATTGACCCACGGTCGGGCGCGATTAGCCGTGAATGGTATCGGTTCTTCCTGTCGCTGCTAACTGCAACGCAGACTAACCAAGACGAAATAGAGTTAGCGCCGGACGCTACGTCGCTGATAGCGTCCTATGACGCCATGCTGGAGTCGTTGGCGCAGACAACCGAAAGCGCCCCTGACTGCTGTTCTGCTACGGCTGACGTGGATGCCAAGGTAAACAGTCTGGCGCAGGCCACCGGCGTCACGCCGCCGGCTGCTACGGAAAGCGACATCGCGGTTATCCAATCGCAGTTGCAGGCGCTGGCGCTGTCGCCACCACCAAAAGAGTTTCGGTCGCCGCGCTACGGTTCTTTTTATGATACGACATCACAAACAGCGGCAGCAATCAACACGGCCTACGCCATGACGTTTAACACAACAGATTTGTCGGTAGGCGTCACCCGCGGCACACCAACGTCGCGCATCTTTGTTGACCGACCAAATGTCTACAACGTGCAGTTCTCCGCGCAGCTAGATAAAACGGCTGGCGGTGTCGGTTTGGTGTGGGTGTGGCTACGCAAGAACGGCGTCAACGTACCCGACAGCGCCGGTCAAATCCGCATACAAGGTAATAACGCTGAAATTTTGGCTGCATGGAATTACGTCATCCAACTAAACGCCGGCGACTACATCGAATTAATGTGGGAAGTGGACGACACATCTGTTATTTTGTTAGCTGAAGCGGCGTCTGCCGTTCACCCTTCAATTCCGTCGGTAATTTTGACGGTGACTGACAATATAAGTTCTTTGGAGACATAATATGGCCGTATCTATTAGTAACATCATCCCCGCTAAGACAGCGGAGAACGCGCAAACGACGCAGTACACGTCGAACGGCGTGCAGACAATCATCGACAAGTTTACCGCGACTAACTACAGCGTGTCGGCTGCGACGATCAGCGTCAACCTTGTGACGGCTGCGGGCAGCGCCGGTAACGACAACTTGATTGTCAAGACCAAAACGCTCCAGCCAGCCGAGACGTATACGTTTCCTGAACTGGTCGGCCATGTGCTGCCTAACAATGGCTTCATCAGCACAATCGCTGGCACGGCGTCGGCAATCAACATCCGCGCGTCAGGTCGGCTAGTCAGCTAATGCTGGAGCGTAGTTACGACACTGCGTTTATTAACAGGGTCGTAAACGATCCGTCAGTGAGGCCGTATGTTGGTAGTGGTGTTGACGGCGATATAGATACTCGGATACTGGTAGACATACCGGGAAACTGGTTTCTGATGGGCGAACACGGCGGGTTCTTATTGGAAGAAACATCGCCCAGCACCCGCGAAGTACATACGTTTATTCTGCCTGAAGGCAGGGGTAAATGGGCTAACGATGCACGCACGGCTATGCTAGATTACGCGAGAGGTCACGGCACGGAAAAGCTGTGGACTAAAATCGAGCCAGATAGTAAACATGTAATCCGCTACGCCCGTCAAGGGGGTATGCAAAAGACAGATGAAATGATAAAGACATTCGGTACACTTTACCGAATTTACCGGATGGAGTTAAGATAATGCCAATCGCACCTGCTGTCGGAGCCGCACTAATCGGTGGAGCCACCTCACTTGCAGGTGGTATAATGGCTAGTAAAGCTTCTAAGAAGGCTGCAAACATACAGGCAGAAGCTGGGCGTGAAGCACAAGCGGCGCAGGACCGCCGGTACGAAGACCAAAAGGCTTTACAAGAGCCGTTTCGTCAAGGCGGCCTCACCGCGCAAAATGAGATTATGCAGTATCTGGGTATTGGTGGCGACAAGAACGCACCCGGATACGGCAGCCTTGGCAAATCTTTTGACGAACTTTATGGCGGCGACAAATTCCAGCAAGACCCCGGCTATCAATTCCGCCAATCGGAAAGTTTAAAAGCACTAGAGCGGTCGGCGGCAGCGCGCGGCGGTCTCATGTCGGGCAGCACCCTGAAAGGCATCCAGCGTTTCAGCCAAGACCTAGCCAGCCAAGAATACCAGAACGCGTTCAACCGCTATCAGGTTGAGCGGTCTGCCAAGCTGAACCCGCTGCAATCGCTGATGGGTTCAGGTCAATCGGCGGCCAATGTGATGACCGGCGCCGCAGGGCAAATGGGCCAGAACGAAGCGGCGAACATATACAACACTGGTCAAGCCCGCGCGTCTGGGTACATCGGTTCTGCTAATGCGCTGACAAGCGCTCTAGGCCAGATAGGTTCTTTTGCTCAACAAGCACCGCTTAACAACGCTATGATGAACTATTACAACCGAACGCCTGCTGGCGGTCTTGGCGGCGCGCCCGCGAGCATTGCACCGCAACAATATAATCCATTTGCAGGGCAAGACCCAATGGTAAAACGCAATCCTTACCTACCTACACCCACGTAAAGGCGCAACCCATGCCAAACCAAATGATAGCCCTTCAAGCGCGTAACCCACAAGTCGCCGATCCTTCGCGGATTACGGCGCAGTACGCAAACATGATGAACATGGCGCGGCAGGCAGAAGCGGCGCAGCTTCAAGGCCAGCGCACACGTCAAGAGATGGACTTTGCAAAAGCAGGTGAAGCCCGCGAAGCAGAATTGCAACCGTTTAAAGTGACTGAAGCACAATCGAAAGCAAACTCTGAGCGTTTAAAGTACGTCATGGACTTTTACGATACTTCAGCCATTGCACTTTCAAAGTCTTTTAACCCTCAACAGGCGGCAGCGCTTGGCGACCGCATGAAGCAGATGTTTCCAGAGCCAGAACTTCAAGCGTCGATAGATGAGACAGTGGCTGAGTTAGTTAGTGACCCCGCTAATTTTGAGGTTAACCGAGATAAACTGCTCAGGCGCACTATGGACGCTAAAGACCAGACGGCGCGCGATTACATAAAGCAGACCACCGGCAACGAAGAACGCCTAATAAGCGTACCGGAATTTGGCGGCGGCGATGCAGTTGAAGTCCCCGGTTCACGTATTCAAGTTGCGCCCGGCATGACTTACGTCCGCGGCGCTGACGGCGCTATCTATCCTATGCCCACTAAAGGCGGCGGCAGTTTTGGTACGCCAGCACCGGCGGTCGGCGCCCCACGCGGTAAAAGTGGGGCTGCTGTCAACGCGGGTCAGTACGGCGCGGCGATTGAGAACGCGGTATTAAAACTTGCCCCCGGCACGATTGTGTCTGGGCGGGCGCGCACACAGGCGCGTAACGCGGAGGTTGGCGGTGTAGCGGACAGCTATCACTTGACTGACGACGCGCGCGATTTTCAACCCGGGCGGGGCCAGTCGCTAGACCAACTTGTAACAAACCTAGCCCCGCTTAAACAGCAAGGTTTTGATGTTGTAATTAACCGTAACAAAAACCTTGTTCATGTCGAACCGGGGCCGGGAATGGCGCGCGGCGCTGGCGTATCAGCCGCAGCACCCGGCGGTCCTACACCTTTAATCCCCGGCAAACCGCCAGCACCTAAAAAAGGTGATATATCGCCAGAGAAAAGAAAAGCGCGCGATACCGCGGTTCAAGATTTGTACGACGCGGTCGTAGACGCGCAGAAAAAGGGCCATCTTCTTTCAGAAGCCAACAGTTTTGCAGCTAACCGGGCGCAAGAACTTCGGCGTGACCGCACGTATGTGCCGGGCGGCACAGCCCAAAAGACAAGCCTAGATAGCATTGAGGCAACAGCGGCTCAACTTTTGCGTCAGATCATTGAAGAAGGCACATCTGGGACGCTGAACGCAGTAGCAGAACAAAAACTATTTTTACGCGGCGTGGGCGGCGCTGACTCCACTTACGAAACACGCCTAAGAACTATCCGCAATTTTGCCAGACAGAACGGCATTAAACTAAACGAAGCTGGCACTACCAAACCTAAAACGCAAACGCCTAAATCGGCTACGCCTGTCACTAAAGCGCCACCCGGCGTGTCGGCGGCGGAATGGAAAGCAATGACACCCGCGGAGCGCAAACTATGGCAATGACAATAGAACAGCAGCGCGCGCTTGCTCTTGCCCGCGCCCGCGTTCGCGCGCGTCAAACCGCCACGCCGCCTACAACCGCGCAGCGCGCACTAGCTAACGCTAAGGCAGACGCAGCAGGACGCCTTGCGGATGCAAAACGTACCGGTAACAAATCGGCAGAACAGACGTATCAGCGCGAAGTGACGCGGTTGAGCAAGCTGACGCCGCAACAGTTTTACAAAGCGCCCGGCAGGGCTGAAAGTTTTGTCAGCGGTTTGGTTGAGGGTGTCACGACACCTATTAGGCTAGGGCTAGACCTTATTGGTGCCGGCGGCGACAAAGGCCAACGTGAACGCGGGACATTCCGCTTACGCGAGTCGCAGAAACGGTTCCCCATAACAACTGCAACAGGTAGAGTTGCAGGTGATGTTCTTGGGACCGCGCTAATCCCCGGCGCCGCCGCAAGATTTATTCCCCAAGGTACAAAGGCTGGTAAAGCTATAGCGACCGCGCTGGGGTCTAGCGGATTTACGACAGGTCTGCTGCCGACGCGGGCAGCCGTAAAAGAAGGTCTGGCTAACGCACCAAAACTTATTGACCGTGTTGTAGATTTAGCTCTTCGCGGCACGGCGGGCGCAGCCGCTGGCGCCGGTATGGCTGTTGCTTCAGGACAAACAGAGCAAGACGTAGGTATAAGCAGCATCATAGGCGCGCTTATGCCGACAGTAGGGTCGGCCACTTTCCGTTCTGCAATGGACAAAGTATTGCTGCCTGCGTGGGAGCGCCTGTCTAATCAGCTTGGTGTTCAGCAGGCCGCCGCTGTGTTCCGCGACGCCTTTAACATGGACATACAAGACGCGCTGGCGCTTGCCCGCAGCGCCAAAGGTGATACGCCGTTTGCCAAAGTCGTGGCGCAATCAGGGGCTGATGAGCCAACTGTTCAAGCGTTGTTCAAAACTGTTTCAGAAGGTGCCGGTAAGGACATTTATGCTCCGCTTGCGCGCGCTGAAACACAAGCCCAGCAAGACGTGCTTAACGCTATGGCGCGCGGCACAACGGAACGCGAAGCACGCAATGCTATGATGCAAAGCAGAAGCGCGCTCGGTCAGCAATACGCCGCCGACGAAGCCCTTGCGTTTCAGCAAGCCAACCTTGGCGCCGAAGCAGCAGCAGCAGCAGCAGCAAACCAGCGTACCTTTGTGCAGCCGCCGATTGCTGACTTGGGGGCGCTCGGTATCCGCGCGCTTGAGACGCGGCCACTTGCGGATCAAATACGAGCAATGGCAAGCGCGGAAGGCGCAGGGCAAGTCCAGAGTAAAGCATTGCTTGACGTAGCTGACCAAATTGAAAGTTATGGCCCAATCATTCGGGCCGGCGATTTAGATGCCATTCGCGACGGCGTTAATGTTACCATTGGACGGCTCATGGAAGGGGTGGATGTGGGCAGCGTGAATAAAGCCGCCGCAAGCGTCGTAAGCCAGATTAAACCGCTTATCGACACCGCCATCGAAACCGCCGGCGGCACCGGATACAAAGGTGCTAAGACCGCTTTTGGAACTGGCGCCAGCGATATAGAGCGTCAGCAATTTGCCGATCAGCTTGCGGGTATGTTTGAGAGTGGCCCAGCAGGCCAAGCGCAGTTTGCGGCTACGGTCGGCGGTCAACGCGGTACTACCGGCACGGTTGAAGCGGCGTTCCCCCGCGCAGGCAGTAGAAACTTTGACATCCAAGAAATGATGGGTGTGCCGGGCGGCGCTGCTGGCCCATCGCGTATGCCGGCGTTGGAAAATATTGCAGGTGAAGTTCAACTTAGTCAGAAAATGGCAACGCAAGCAGAGCAGGGTGAAGACCTTGCTAAAAATCTGCTCAAGACGCCACCGCAAGAAAAAGATATTTTCCATGATTATTCGCCGGTCGGGGCGCTAGGCAACGCTTCGCGCGCGGCATTAACTTTTGCCCAAATCTTATCCGACACAGGGTTGAATACGAAACTTCAGCGAACACTAGCTGAAGGTTTCCGTAGCGGAGAGGCAGCCGAAAAGCTGTTGCTGACTATACCCGCCGCTGACCGCGCGCAGGTAGCCCGCCGCATGGTGGACACCGGTCTTCTTAGCGCAAAAGCAATGGCGGGTATTTCATCGTTTAACGCTATGAACACGCCGCCCGGTGAACTTTCGGGCCTCGAAAACCGCAACAGTATGAGACGCTAACAATGACTTCTATTGACCAGACCCAAGCACAACTCAACACCCACGAACAGGTCTGCGCGTTCCGGTACGAAAGTATCTGCGCGCGGATGAAGCGGATTGAGAAAGTCGGCATGACTTCCGCCGGCACAATCATCGTGTTGCTGATCGGCATACTCATGAACGTGCTGCAAAAGGCCGGCTAGAGGGCGTATGCGTATAGTCAGTCTACTACTGGCGGCGCTGGTGCTTGCTGGCTGCGAAGACCGCTACCGCTACGATTGCCAAGACCCTGCGAACTGGCAGGACGAACTCTGCAAGAAGCCGCGGTGCGTCGCTATGGGCTACTGCACCGAATGGCTGATAGATACAGGTGAGAAAGAAGTTGTCGAAGAAGGTTAAATACTGGTCGCCGGAGGAACTGCTGCGTTTCATCGTCGGCGTTGTGCTGTCGTTCACGTTGATGTTTATCGTGGCGACGGTGCTGTATTCGCTGATATTCGTGTCGCAGCCGATGGAGGGGCAGTCCCCGAATGACGCTGAGTTTTTCAAGTTGATTAACCCGATAGCGACGTTCATTGTCGGGGCGTTGGCAGGACTTATGGCAGGGCAGGGCAGCGGCTCCATCAAGCCAAAGGACAAGGAGATTAAAGAAGATGAGCTTCCTGAATAGTTTTGAAAGCAAGCACGACGGCGTCAACGACACCGTTGAGTTTGTCGTTCGCGTGGCAATCGTCACGCTGTCGGCAGTTATCCTTGTCGTCGTACTGGCGCTGGTCGTTGGCATGTTCGTGCCTAACGATGTCGTGGACAGCACTGCCGTCCTTGAGATGATTAACCCTGCGTTCCAGACCATCATCGGTGCGCTTGTCGGACTGCTGGGCGGCTTGAGCCTTAACGCTAATGCGCGTGACACCGACCCTGAGCCTGCACCAGCGCCAGCGCCGGAGCCAGAAGCGCCGCTTGAACTGACGCCAGCGATGGCGCCGAAGGTGTACGACGATCCAAATGGCACAGTATTCATTGATCGGACAATCCCTGCTGGAACAACCTTTGGCGGACCTGAAGAAGAAGACGATGACGACGACCTTGCCCCGTGGGAGAAGTACCGCAACGACCTGCGCTACGACGCAAACGGTGACGGCGTGGTTGACGAAGATGACTTTCCTGATTGGCGGAGTGCTGGTAAATGAGCCTTTTAAACCTTCAACATAAATGTGGGTGTCATGCAGATGGTGCGTTCGGTCCGGGTACATTTAAAACGGCTGCGGCTTTTTATAAACTATCACCTCATCGGGCTGCACATTTCTTTGCTCAAACGGCGCATGAGTCGGGCGGCTTCAAGGCGTTCAGCGAGAACCTGAACTACAGCGCGAAGGGTCTGCGCGGCATCTTTGGTAAGTACTTCCCGACCGATGCACTGGCCCGCGCTTACGAACGCCAGCCGATGAAAATCGCCAACCGCGTCTACGCTAACCGCATGGGCAACGGTCCTGAGAGCAGCGGCGACGGCTGGAAGTTCCGTGGCCGTGGCGCGCTTCAGCTAACCGGCAAGGACAACTACCAAGCATTTGCCAACTACATTGGTCGCCCCGACGTGATGGACAACCCTGACCTTGTGGCCGGTGAACTGTGCTTCGAGAGCGCGCTTTGGTTCTTCGACCGGAACAAGCTGTGGGGCATTTGCGACCAAGGCGTTGGCGACGGTGCAATACTTGCGCTGACGAAGCGGATCAATGGAGGCACGCATGGCCTCGACGACCGCAAACTGAAAACCAAGAAATATGCTTCTTGGCTGTAAGGAGAGTAACATGAACTTAAAGAACCTCCTCACGAAACTTGTCGTGAAAGAAGCCGCAGGCAAAATCTTGCCTATGGACCCCGCGCCGAAGCCTGCCCTTGGTTGGAAAGCCAAGCTGGCCGGCGTACTCGCCATCATCGGCGCAGCAGCTACGGCGCTGTCGCAATACTTAGCTTAGGTTCGCCTAGCCATCATACGCCCGATCAGTATAACCATCGGGCCTAAGTCTTCAGGTGATTGCCCTGCTCGCAGCATGGCAATCACCATTTCCAGTGCTTCAGCGGTCGCCGCTGCATGGTCTGTCATTTCTTCAGCCTCATCATAATCTCACCGCGTTCACGCGCCGTCCGCATCGCAGAGTAACGCTGATGCAACCGCCGAGCGATGGCCGGGCGCTTGTGCGTCTTCAGTTCCGCGTCCAGCGCATCCTTTAGTTCGCCTTCCGTAAGGTCGGACAGCACGGCAATCATCGACCGCCAGTTTAACTTACTCATTTTTCAATTCCTCTAAGGCTATGTCGGACACCGCACGCTTGTCGTGCAGCGCCGCCCATATGCGTTCGTCAATACTTTTCTCGGTCAACATCACGTAGACCCAGACATCCTTTGTCTGGCCGCTGCGGTGCAGGCGTCCGACCGTCTGTTCGTAAAGTTCCAGCGACCACGGCAGCGACAGGAACACCATGTGGCATCCGCCATGCTGTAGGTTTAGGCCATGCCCTGCGGACTTAGGATGCGCCAGCAGCAACTCGACTTGCCCTGCGTTCCAGCGTTCGATGACATTGTCGTCGTCCATTGTCTGCGCGTGCGGGAAGCGGCGCTTCAGTTCCGCCAACTCTTCCTGATAGGTGTAGGCGACGATGGTGTTCGCCCGCTGGTTCTCCGCCAGCAGTTCTTCCAGCCGGTCGAACTTGTGGCTGCTGAACCAGATGGACGGCGTGCCTGCGTCGCGGTTGTAGACGAAGCCTGACGCCATCTGTTGCAGCTTGGTTGTCACCGACGCTGCGTTTTGCGCTACGATTTGGTCATCGCCAAAGCGCACGACATACTCACGCTTCATCTTTTCGTATGGCTTGCGGTCATCCAGCGAGACGCGCACCTCTGTGACATGGCACGGCGGCAGCTTGTCCTTATATTCGCCCGGCTCCAGCACGAACGTCGCCGGTTTGATCCGCGCCATGACTTGCTCCAACCCACCGGCTGCCGGAACCCATTGGCCGAAGTCGCGGTTGATGCAGATGAAATACTGCTGCATGAACGCACCCTTGGCGCGGCCCAGCAGCCCTTGGTCGATGATCTTGCACTGGCCGAAGACATCCTCAAGGCCGTTCGACGTGAACGATCCGGTCAAGCCCCAGCGCACCTTGACGTTAGCCAGCAGCTTTTCCAGCGACTTGAAGCGTTTGCCGCTGGGGTTCTTCAGCCGCGTCAGTTCGTCGAACACAATTCCGTCGAAGCTGGATAAATCCTCTAGCTTATCTAGGTTGTCATAGTTAATGACGACAACACTGGCGTCGCTCCGCAACGCATCCACCCTTTGCGCTGGCGTGCCGACAGCCAGCGCAGGAGCGACGCCAGACCATTTCGGCGCTTCCACCGGCCACACATCCGTGCAGACGCGCTTAGGCGCTACCACCAGCCAGCGTTTGACATGGCCGTCGCGCAGCATCTCATCCATCGCCGTCAAGGTAATGGCAGTCTTGCCCGCGCCAACAGGCGCAAGGATCATGGCGCGGTCGCGTTCGTACAGGAACGTCGCCGCCTGCTGTTGGTACGGCCTTAGCTGAAGCGTTTGAGCCATGCGTCCACATCCTCTACTGACCACAGGCAGGCGTAATGCTGCTTGGTGTGCGCCATCTCATCAGAAAAGATACGCTGCAACGCAGACAGCCGACCGTTAGGCTGCTTCAGTTCCACGAACCAAGCCTCGCCGTTGGGCATACATGCTATGCGGTCGGCCACACCGATCTGCGTAACGCTGCGGAACTTATAGGCGAAACCGCCGGCTGCCCGCACACGTTTACAGAAGTACCGCTCTATCTCTTTCTCAGTCATGCCAAAACGCTACTCCAAAATTTTTTGCATTTCAAGCATTGCATTAAAAAATGTTGCAGAGTATACCGGCTACTCAAACAGTAAAGGAAGGTTCAGTATGCAGCATAGTAAGATAGTCGGCGGCTCTACCGCCAAACGCGTCATCGCCTGCCCCGGCAGCGTGGCGCTGGTGGACACCGTGCCGCCAAAGCCCAGCAGCAGCTACGCCGACGAAGGCACGCTCCTGCATGACACTATAGCCACCATATTAGAGCGTGACCTTGATCCGTACAGCATGGTCGGCACCACCTATGAGAAGACCGTGCTGACTGAAGCACTGGTTGATGACAAGCTGATACCCGCGCTGCGTGCGCTGGACGAGATAGACCCCAAGGGGGAGATGGAATATGCGGTTGAAAGCCGGGTTGGTTTTGGTGATTTTCTGCCTGACGTTTTTGGCTCTACCGATCTTCTTGGTCGCATGGGTGATCGAGCGGTCGTTCTGGATTGGAAGTTTGGCGATGGCGTGGCTGTCGAAGTCGAGGAAAACAGCCAGCTACTCTTCTACGCTGCGGCGGCTAAACGCACGGCGGATACGGCTTGGGCTTTCGAGGGCGCAAAAGAAGTCGAACTAATCATTGTACAACCCCCGTTCGTCAAGCGGTGGGTGACTGACCTTGCACGCGTTGACGCGTTCGAGAAAGAACTTGCCGCCGCCGTTAAGATTGCCATGCGCCCAGACGCGCCGTTGGCGTCAGGCGACCATTGCAAGTGGTGCGCGGCCAAGCCCATCTGTCCTGTAATGACAGGCGCTGTAGACCGCGCACTGAAAGCCAAGATGGATGCGCTGCCGATTGACCAGATTGCACACTATCTGGAACAGGCGCCGCTGATTGAAGCGTTCATCAAGGACTTGCAGCAGATGGCGCACGGGCTTCTGGAAGAGGGGCGCAAAGTGCCCGGCTGGAAGCTGGTCAACAAACGCGCCACAAGACAGTGGACAAATGAGGATAAGGCTGTAGCCTTCCTGACAGGCGTTGGTGTAGAAGCATGGGGTGACCCCAAGCCGCTGTCACCAGCCCAAGCGGAAAAGGCTTTGAAGAAAGCCAAGATAGAATTGCCGGCGGACTTAGTTGTCGCCGTCTCAACAGGCTCTACCCTTGCGCCGGAGAATGATCCTCGGCCAGCGGTTTTGCAAATCGGACAGACGCTTACCAAAGCTATGTCTAAAATCCAGTAACAGAAAGGTAAAGTAATGAAATTTAATCCAGAACCAGACAATGAAACCTATCGCCGCTTAGGTGATTTGGTGGACGCTATAGACCGCGTTATCTTGACCCATATACGCGAACGAGGCGAAAAAGAAGGTACGACCGACGCATTCAACGCCGTGTGTGCCGTTCTATCGGGGGTAGTGCAAGGCGTAGCCGATTTTGACCCGGACGTGTTCGATAAACTTTCGGGCGCGATAAGCTACCATATATACTGCCAAGCAAGCGGTTCGGGCGAGCGCGGCGAATATACAGTCCAGTAAAAGAAAAGGTACAATACAATGTCAAATATCACCACTTTTGGCGGCGCTAACTTGCCGTCCGTACAATCACTCTCTGGCGCTTTGCGTTCCATTCAGTCTGAAGTTGCCCCCGGTGGCACAGTCATCCTAAAGATGGACAAGACAGGCCATTGGGTTTTCGGTGCAGACCAGACCGAAGTCGAGGATGGCAGCCTATGGGCCGCTAATCCGTTTTCGTTCGTGCATGGCTACATCGCATGGGGCAACGGCGAAGTGCTGGCTGAAAAGCTGGTGCCAGTGTCAGAGCCGCTGCCAGAGTTGGAACCAGCACCAGCAGGCGCACAGCGCGGTTGGGAAATGCAAGTCGGCATGATGCTGGTCTGCACGAACGGCGAAGACAAGGATATGCAGGCGCGCTTCACGGCTACATCAGTCGGCGGCAAGCGCGCTGTGCAGGCATTGGCTGTTGCCATCGCCGATCAGGTGGACAAGGACCAGACTAAGCCTGTGCCGTTGCTCTCGCTGTCGTCAGAGCATTACCAGCACAAGACCTATGGTCGCATCTACACGCCTATCTTTGACATCACCGATTGGGTGTCGATGGATGCAAATGCAGTTGAAGAGACAGAGGATGCGGAGTTGGAAGTCGCCGCTGAACCTGAAGCCGCTGAAGGTGCGCGTCGTCGTCGTCGCGTAGTTTAAGGGGTGCGAAAGCCGGGGTGATCCACCACCCCGGCGAGTAGCAGAAGAGTGAGAACTTCTATGTCTAAATTATGGGTTGATTTTGAGACGCGCAGCCGTTGCGACCTTCGCAGCCGCGGCGTGTATAATTACGCGCAGGACGCCAGCACCGACGTGCTGTGTATGTCCTACGCATTTGATGACGAAGACGTGCGGACGTGGCTACCAAGTGAGCCTTTCCCGCAAGCCGTCAAGGATCATAAGGGGCTGGTATACGCGCACAACGCAGCGTTCGAGCGCCTGATATTCTGGTATGTCCTTCAGGTCGAGTTCAAGCTGGAGCAGTTCTACTGCACCGCAGCGCAAGCCCGCGCCAACTGCGCGCCGGGTAGCCTTGAGGATGTGGGCCGCTTCGCTGGCGCGACCATGAAGAAAGACCATCGCGGCGGTCAACTGATCCGCTTGCTGTCCATCCCGCAATCAGACGGCACGTTCCGCGAGGACGCGACGCTGATGCAGGAGATGGTTGACTATTGCGAACAGGACGTTCGGGCCATGCGCGCCATCGCGCAGGCGCAGCGTCCGCTGTCTGCTGAAGAGTTGACCGACTATCACACCAATGAACGCATCAACGACCGCGGCGTCCTGCTCGACAGGCCGCTGGCGCTGGCCGCTGTGCGCTACGCTGAAACTGAATTGACAGAGATACAGGACATCGTCGCAGAGGTGACGCACGGCGAGATTAAGTCCGTCCGCAGCCCCAAGATGAAGGCGTGGGTGCTGGACAGGGTAGGGCCGCAGGCCGTGGCCGTGGCAACTGTGATGAAGGATGGCGTTGAGAAGCTGTCCATTGACAAGAACGTGCGCGCTAACCTACTCGTGCTGGCGGAGGAAAACCCTGATGAAGTTCCGGCGGAAGTTGCAGAAGTCATACAGTGCGCGGACGATCTCTGGGCATCGTCCGTGGCAAAATTCCAGCGTGCCGCGTCGCTTGCTGATGAGGAAGATTTTCGAGTTAGAGGAGCATTTGTATTTGCAGGAGGCAGTGCTACTGGCCGCGCTTCATCATTTGGGCTTCAGGTCCACAACTTCCCAAGAAAGTGCGCCGCCGACCCTGCATTAGTGCGGCAGGCTATGGTGCGCGGGCACCAGATCGTGCCTGAGCATGGCCGCCGCGTGACGGACGTGCTGAAAGGTATGCTACGCCCTGCGCTGATGGCCGACAAAGGCAAGCGGCTGGTCGTTGCCGATTGGGCTGCCATTGAAGCGCGGGTGACGCCGTGGGCGTCCAACAGCATCTTTGGTGTGAACAAGCTGGACATCTTTGCCAAGGGTGAGGACGTTTACAAGCACAACGCTATGGCGACCTTTCATGTCAGCTATGATGAGGTCGATAAAGACCAGCGCCAGATCGGGAAGGTTCAAGAGTTGGCGTGCGGCTTTGCAGGCGGCGTCGGTGCGTTCGCCAGCATGGGCCGCATCTACGGCTTGCTGATGTCGGAGAGCGATGCGAAGCGCATGGTGGACGCATGGCGCAGGGCTAACAAGTGGGCTGTGCCTTACTGGTCTGGCCTTGAGGACACCTATATGCGCGCCATGCGGAACAAGGGCCGTGAGTTTACCATTGGCCGCGTCACATATTTATTTGATGGATTGCATCTTTGGTATGCGCTTCCGTCTGGACGTGTGTTATGTTATCCTTTCGCCCGTTTCGACGAGGAAGGCAATCTGACCTATGCCAAGGCTTCATGGAAGCCAGCCGCAGACGCTAAGGAATGGCCTAGGGCGCGGCTCTGGCGCGGTCTGGCGTGTGAGAACATCACGCAGGCTGTCGCTAACGACTTGCTGCGCCACGCCTTGCGTCGATTGGATAACGTAGTGTTGCACATCCACGATGAAATCGTCTTGGAAGTGCCAGAGGATGAAGCCGAAGCCGCCGCAGCGCGGCTGGTGCAGATTATGTGTGAGCCGCCACCTTGGGCGTCGGGTTTACCCCTGAACGCAGAAGTGGCAATAATGGAACGATACGGCAAATAGAGGAGCAAGCGATGAGTGAGGATCGCACGAAATTCATAGAATATGTCACTGGTCTAGCCACCGAATACGGCGAGACAGCTTTAGTTGTGCGGCAGAAGCCGCAGCATGACAGCGACGGCAACATGATATTCCACGCAGACGGCGCGCCGAAGGCAACCTTCCCTGCGTTCCTGCCAGAAAAGACCCGCATGAAAGAAGGCGAGGCATGGTATGTCAACACAGGTTCGTTCATCGTTGGCCGCTTTGTAGACGGCAAGCCAGCCGCCAAGGCCAGCAACGTCGAGTATGTCCTGTTCATGATGCTGGACGATGTCGGCACTAAGTCAAAGACGCCGCCGCTTGAGCCGACATGGGTGCTGGAAACCAGCGAAGGTTCGTTCCAATGGGGTTACGCGTTCAGCGAACAGCCCCGCAAGGGCGACTTCTGCGCTGCCATCAAGGCCATCGCGGATGCTGGCTACACCGATCCGGGCGCGACTAACGCCGTCCGCAACTGCCGCATCCCCGGCAGCGTCAACCTGAAGCAAGGGCGCAATAACTTTCCTGCGCGTCTGGTATCGTTCAACCCTGAGCGTGAATATACGCTGGATGAAATCTGCAAGGCGCTGGACGTTACGCCAGAAGAAGGCGACACAGCCGAATATAAAGCTGTGCAGTTGCGCGACAACGGGCTGGACAACGTCCTCACATGGCTTGCGGACAACAACCTAGTCCTTAGCCATCCTAACGCTGACGGCTGGTGCGGCATCGTCTGCCCTAACCATGAGCAACACAGCGACGGCATGATTGAGGCGCGTTACAAGCCGCTGGATCGTTCGTTCTGCTGCTATCATGGGCATTGCCAAGACTTAGACAGCCGCACGTTCCTTGATTGGGTAGCCAATGAAGGTGGCCCGAAGGTAACGCCGGGCTTGCGTGACGAATTAATCGCGGAGCGCATGGCGTCGATGATGGACAAGATAGCGCCGACCGAAGCCTTCCCTGACGAAGCCGCAGCGCGTGTGCGTGAGGTCGAGAAAAAAGAAGCAGGACGGCTGGAACAAAGCGAATGGTTCGAGCGTTTCGCATACATCCAGTCCGACGATAGCTATTTTGACATGGTGACGCGTCAAGAG